CATAGTTGTATCGGGAGTCGGTTCAGGTTCCCTTAGTGCCCTTATTCAGCAGTATTATATGCCAGTTTTGTATGATAACATCTTTAAGAAGTCTCATCCATTACTTGCAATACTGAAGGGTAAGGCAAAAACATTCAACGGTAGAGATATCGTTGTTCCTGTAGAATACGCAGATGGTGGTGCCTCTGTTTGGGGTGATCAGCACACTTTAGCTGGTGCATACACTCCAGCAATAGCTGAGATCGCAAAGACTGCATCGTATCAGCCAACAATGTTAACTGGTCACTTTCTTTTAACAAAGGAAGAAACCTTGTTAATGAATAGTCCACAGGCTATTAAAAACATCGTTGGTGCAAAGGTAAAGAACCTTCAAAAAGGGTTAGAGAAAAAAGTTGCAGAAAATGTATTTGCTACTTCTTTAGCTACTGATGCGTTTAATCCAGTTGCTGTATTGTGTAATGATTCATCTGAAGTAGGTGGTCTTGACCCTGCAAGTAATTCCTGGTGGAAAACTCCAGTATTGACTTTTGCTAATTTTAGCGATGCATCTGGAGATAGTGGAGATGCTGATTCAGATGTTGATTCATTATCAGAAGCCGATATGGTTGATTCTGCAAAGAATACCTATATTTTAAGGGTTCTTGCTAAAGGTGTCGCTAATGCAAAAGCACAAACTGGTGAAAATCCAGATCTGATCGTATGTCCTCAGTACATTTATGACTTGATTGAAACCGAGATCGATCCAAGAAAGACTGGCTCAAAAATGAGTGAGCGTATGGGATCTATGGGTTTTACTGGTCTTAACTTTAGAGGAATTGACATTGTAGCAGACCAGGATATGGTTACTGCACAGGTTGACTCTTCTGCTTCATCTGTTGGATATGATGGAAGAATCTATTTTCTAAACACAAATTACTTACATATGTTCTTCAACTCTGGTGCAAAATTCACTGCATCTGATATGATCGAAGATACAAAGAGTAATACTTTTGTTCAGAAGGTACACACTTATGGTAACTTGGCTATTACTAATAGAAAAGCCCACTGTGTTGTAAGAGATCTTTATTCACCAAAAGATTACGCTTAATTGTAATCTATTAACCTTACAGCCCCTGTCGATTGATGGGGGCTGTATAGCCCTGGAGATAGCATGACAACAGCAGACATGAATACTATATTAGGTGATCGTATGGAAGATTCCGCAGGGGATCTTTTTGACACTACAATAAAAGAGCGGTATCTGAACCGTGCACAGGATAAGCTGATCCAAATGCTTCAGCCATCTTTATTAACAGACCTTCATGTCATTAAAACAGGCATAAGTATGTCTACCGACAGTGATGTTGATACTAATTTTAAAAGTTATTTTATCCCATCTAATGCAGGAGCCTTAGACTCAGATCCCTTTGGTGGCCCTTTAGGTATAGTGGGTATACGGATAACGAATAGTAACTTTATTCGTAAAGTATCATTTGATATGGTCAAAGATTTTACAACGGGGTATGTAACCTTTAGTGGTACAGAGCCTGTTTATTTTATTTTTAAGAATAGAATTTATATTTATAACAATACAGCGAATGTAGACTGCTATTATATTAAGACACCCGCTGTATTAACAGATACGACACCAGTCGCACAAAACTGTGAATTAAATGCCATATTCCACGATGCATTAGTAGAACTTGCAGAGGCAGAGCTGTGGCGAACAGTAAACAACCAGGCTCGTAAACAGGATGCAGAATCCAGGGCCTTTGGAATGATCGCACAGTATAATAATAATCCTGCAACGGGAGTGGTTGGAGAATCACTGCCATTTAACTACAGTACGAGCAATGGACTGATCGATCCGATCTATCCGAATTATCCATTAAATGGCTGAGTTTATTGATATTGCAGACTTTGGTGGAACAACTACCAATGTTGATGTAGAAGATTTACCTGATCATATAGCTCAGAATATTGAAAATCTCCGCATCCGCAATGGAAAGCTGGAGAAAACATTCGGAGCAGGACAACCGTCCACTGTTCCAAATTTTGCCTTATCACAACTTAATACTAAGCTTAGTAAAAGTTATGTGATCTACAACCTATTTACGTTTATATCCGATAAGTTTGCTACCCAGGAACATCGATATGTTTTAGTGTTAATTGATAGTAGCACCAAAGAAGTATTGCTATTCTGGTATGATCCATCACAGCCAGCAGTAGATGATCATTTGCAGATCGAAGATAATATCTTATTTTTTGAGACAGCTTCAGAATCAGGTCATGCACAAGCTACAAATGTAATGGTGGTAGACTGTAGGGATAACAGCGGGACTGCTATTTCAGGCACAGATATATATGATGATATTGATTATAAAATATCGGATAAACATTATGTAAATACAAATAGTGCTTCTACCTGGGGTGGAAGTTTTTTTGCTACTGCTGGAGATACTGGATGTAGGGTTTCTACTTATTTAGGCGGTAAACACTCCTCACATTTAAATGTAACAGATAATGCATCCGATGATGTTAGTTCATTTAAAAGAATAGCCCTTCTTGCCTTAAATGGGAAAGTGCTTTGTATGTACAGCTATTTAGACAGTAAAGATAAAATAAGATATTCAATTGGTACTGGTGGCACTACGGTTGCCTTAAATGAAACAAAATACAATACCTACCAGGGGTATACATCTTTAAATGTTGCCAGTATGTGCAACTATAATAATGCGATCTATGTTCATTATTCTGGGGCTACTGGTAGTCCAAGTGCAAATAAAAATCATTTAATTAAATATACAATAGAGTCAAATGGTGATATTACAGAAACGGTAGTGCAGGAAGATATACACACTACAAATGCTACAGTAAGATCATATATGTATGAAGCGGGAAATGGGAATTTATATTTATTAAATCCAGGTGTCGGTCTATATTTGATTACATCTTCTGGGATTACAGCAGTAGGAGATGAGCCATCTAATACAAGTGGCTATAGCTGGGTGGGTCTAACCTCTATTACTAATACAGTAAGTGGGAATAAGGAATATCTGATACTGGCAGAGTCTGATGCATCCAACTATAAATTACATTATATTGATCTATTAGATGTTCTTTCAACTTGGGCTAACTCTTCCTATTCTAATCAACTGCATATGATAACTAAAATGGATTTTAATGAGAATGCGGGTAAAAATGAATCCGTTGTTGTATACACAGAAGCGGGTGACGGTTCAAAATATCTCCTATATAGCACTCATAATGATGTGACTGTAATAGATAAACTTGATCTGGATGTCCATTCATCAACATTTACAACTTCAACACCGATTACTTTTATAAGACACGCATATCGATGTCCTACTGGAGCGAAATATCTTATGGTCGGAACAAATGATACTTCAACTGGAAGCCCTGCCGTGATAACACATGGAAGAATATATAGTGTTCCAGTGAATAAAGTTCCCTTCGGGATAAACAATCACAATAGTGACACCTTTAAGGGCTGGAACCCAACTTGTTTTGATGATGTGGTAACAGGATTTTCCAGTGGAAATTATTTCTTTAAACACGCAAAAGCGTATATTCAATCCTATGGCATAGAATGTGTTGAGCTTGATAACGATACCAGGGCACAGCTAAATAGATTTACCGACATCGGCTGGGGATCAGGTACCTGGTCTGGATCAGGTAAATGTGATTATAAGTGGACAAATTTAAACGATAAGTATACAATTGGGGCACATTACCACAAAGCACAGCGGAATCCGATCGTACCTTTTTCAGATAGCATACGGGTACTTCCAGGGGATATTGCCACAGTGGGATCTAATAGTGCCAACGGTATTTGGCTGGGTTATATTGATCGAAAATTAATGAATGAAGGTGTAACGATCAGCCCCGCATTCTATGCCTATAGCAATGTGCTTACAAACCCATTTAGTATATCGGATGAAATGTCGTTTATTGAAACTCAAGATGAATTAAGGGATTCCGATGAAGTAAGGTATAATGTTACAGCCGTATTTGATGGCGTGCAGGAAACTTTAATAGAAGAGTCAAAAGAACAAGTTGCTGTTTCCATTGCTGGGAGCGGGGCATCATCCACATCTGGTGAGGTAGTAGAAATCTCAAAAAGTAAGATAGCTGTTACAGTTGACATTGATTTTTCTTCATTAAACAAACGAATTACAGGATTAAATATATACCGTGCCAACCGCTATAATGGTGTATGGGAAACGTACAAAAAGATCCAGGAATTTAATTTTATTACCGAAGTAGATGCAGAAGTAACAACCGATAGATTTATGGAAATGCATTATTACACAGATAAAACAGTATTTGTGTATGATGCTAATAGTTATTTTACAACATCTAAAATAAATGCAATACATGGTGGTGTCTCACACTATGCCTTAAAAGTTGGTGGAAATTGGAAAAGAGCATTTGAAGGGCCCGATGGTGCTATTACAAAAATACAGGGATTCCCACTGTCTGAAGCAGAACTTAATAGTGCAATTACTGATTCCGCAACAACAGGAGTATCTGTTACAGATGCATCGAAGTTAACTGTTGATGCTTTTTATTATTTAGGGCCTGAAGTACATTCTTCTTTAGGTGCTACTGCCTTAAATGCTGAGCAAGTTAAGGTAACCGCAAGAGATACAAGTGCAAATACCGTAACGCTTGTCAGGGCCCAAGATAGCACAACAGCTATGGCACATCCACAATACACAGAATTTAGAGAAATAACAGCAACTGATACAGGCTGGCTTAAAATAGAGGTAGATAAAAAATTTACTGCAACCAGGTGGAATAGTAGTTGGAGTGTGTACAAATTAGTTGGAGCAAGTTGGGAAAGAGAAGCTGGATCGCCATCATCAGTACATAGTTCTGGTGCCTATGGATCTCATAAAGCGGGAGTTATTGTACCCTCTGTGTCTCCAGACGGCACTGATAGTGGTATAGACTGGTCTACATGGAGAGACTCCAGCAGTCATAATATTACAACAACAGGGCTTGCACAAAAATACATTGAAACAGATGACAATGGGGTATTCAAACTTTCTGATGTAAATAGTTATAATGAACACGCTGGCTTTTTTCATTTTAAAGCTAATAAAAATTTACCCGCAGGGAACGGTAGTGATGATGCAAAGCTTGGGGGTACGGTCAGCATTAAAAATACTTCTACCAATAATTATACAATTAAAGTAACCGATGATGGCCTAACCTCATTGGGAGAGCATTGGGGAGAAGCAGTCGTATCCACCAGGGTAAACGGCCGTTATGCAAAGATGATAAAAAGTAGACTATTCTTAGGAAACATTCATTTAGATATTGGGGATGAGAATGAAGAGCGGAATGATTGGGTATCCTACAGTGAGATCAATCAATTCGATACCAGGCCAGTGAGCAATGTCATTCAGTTTGATGACCGTGAAGGTGGAGCAATAACAGGACTTGCAGAGATCTTTGGCAGACTGGTGGTCTTTAAACCCCAGGCAATCTTTATTTTAAACATGACTGATCCTGTAAATCCTTCGTCCTGGTCAATTGTAGAGTCTAAACATAATATCGGAAATATAGCACCTGAAGGAGTGGTTGAAGTACACGATAGTATTTATTTTGTATACCACGATGGCATCTATAGAATCAGTTCAAATATGGTCGCAAGTTCTACCGCAACTCCAACGGTAATGGATAAAGTGACCGATCCAATTGATGATCAGTTTATGCTGGCTACAGATAAAACAGCGATCAAAGGTATCTTTGACTCAGAACGCCAGGAAATTATTTATACATGGATGGTATCATCCACTCAGGTAGTCTGGGCCTACAATTATGATAAACAGACCTGGCGAAAAATTGATATGGGTACAGGAATATTGGATCTTATGGCTTACGATGAAAATGGTAGCCCGATGGACTACGATAAGACCAGTAATAAAATTATTAAGTTTGATACAGCAAATGCATCAACAACCAAGTGGAAGTCAAAAAGATTTGCCTTAGATCTTAACCGTAAACGCCTGATACGCTACGGTACCGTGCAGTTCGTTGGCACAGACACACTTACCTATAACTTATACTTAGATGGAGCAGGAAGTGCCTCATTTACTAAATCAATCACAGCCGATGGTGGGACGATCAGGTTCCCCATCAAAAGGTACGCAAAGAAATTTGAAATTGAACTTTCTACCGCATCCAGTACCAATGCGTTTACGTTAGAAAGATTACAAGTTGAAATGGAGTAGACATGAATCCTTATATAATGATGTTAGTAGCCCAAACGGCTGGCAAAGCAATCTCAAACGCACCCCGTATCTTTCAAAGGAAATTCGGGAATACAGCATACGGAAAACAATTACAGTATGCCAAAAAAGAAGGGAATCTTAGCCCAGGGGCTGAAAAAGGTATTTTAAATAAAGTAGGTGAAGTTGCTGGTAGGCAAGCCGATACGACTACCAATAAATATATGGGTAGTTTTATCAATCGTGGGATCCAGGATTCTGTTGCGGTAAAGCGTGGGCTAAGAGAAGCACAGCAAGATGTACGCAGTACGGTAGCGGATACGGCAAAGGGAATGTATATTGATGAAGAAAAAGCCAAGCGAGATGCAAAGATGAGATATGCCCAGGGGACTGATGCTGTGAAAGCCGATCGCTGGAAGGCTATTGGGGAAGTAGGTGGTGCGGTAGCTGATGCAACTGCTACAGCTTATGGTCAAAAGTACCAGGATCAGTTAAATTTAGATGCTGAAAATAAACTCAAAGATCAAGCCAGGGATAAAAGATATCAATCTGCCACAGATACATATGGAGCAGGAAATGTAAGGCAATATTCCCTGCCAAGCGGTCAGATAGGATATACAGGCTCTTATGATCCAAGCTCGCCAGGCGGGACTATAATGCCAATTGCAACGAAGCAGGCGATTGAAACCTATGCACAAAAAGCAAATATTAAAAATTCCAGCACTGTAGCAAATACATTTGAAGCATTTCAAAATAAAGATATAGATGCAAAGAGTTTTATTACAGAAATGAAAAAACTTGGCATAAATGAAGAACAAATTGTTGAATTAATAGCAATAATAAGCAGAGGTAAATAGATATGGGAGATCAATGGAAAGAGGTATTAGATCTTATTGATCAAAAAAAAGCAAAAAGAACATCTGATACATTAAAGGCAAATAGAACATATCAGGAAGAATTAATTAAATCTTCTCCAGAATATAAGGAAACGCAAAAGAAGAAAAGAAAAGCGGAAAAGATTAATGTAGATATTAAGTTAAAGAAAGCAGAAAAAGAAAAAGCAGGAGAAACAGGAGAAGAGGCAGAGATAAGATTATTAAAATCTTTAAAGGAAGCAAGAGCACAGACGGGTGGTGGTAAAAGATTGTATGATAGCGACTTTCCTGATAAGGATCTATTAGATGTCGATAGACAGAAAATGTTTCCAAAGGGATCGGATGCAGAAATTTTTTATAAACAATCACTTGATTACCAGGACGATACAAAAGGGTATAAAGATACTCCAACAAGAATGGCATATGATCGAATGGATAGAATGCGGGGTGATCTAAAAATCTCAAAATCTGCAATTGATAAAGGTATACCTTTTAATGAGGCTAAAAAGAATAAAGTAGTAATGGATAAGTATAGGGAATTTTACAAGCGATTTACTATCCCTGGTATTGATCCCAGAAAAAGAGATCACTTAGCAAAAATATCTACTCAAGAATGGTATAATAAAGCATACGCTAAGTAATGCCTGAACCATTATTGCCCCCACAGCAACCCAGGAATTACCTGGATGATATATTAGACCAGGCCCAACGGGATCTGGAGCTGGAGCGACAACGCCAGCAGTCTATCATTACATCAGAAGAACCCGATAAAGTTCTCAGTAGTATAAATAAAGTAGAAAAACAGATCGAGAATGAACCGCCAGAGGTTCAGCAATCTGTTCGCCAAAAAGCATATCAACCTGGATACTTTGATCTAAGTAGAACTAAGGCCACTATGGCTATTGGTAAGCCGAAAGATGAAAAGCCCATGTCAATGGAAGATTGGTATGTTAATTATATAGAATATGAAAAAAAATATCCTGATGCGTACAAGAAAGCTTTAAACGAATTATCACCAAAATTAGGCACAGTTAAAGATCCAGCAAAAACCACTACAATGAAAGGCGAAAGATGGAGCTATCCTGAAATTATGTATGGGGAAGAACATCTTGAGGTAGAGGCCAGAAAACTTGCAAAAGAACGATTAGCAGGGGAAGGCTTGATCAAACCAGAAAAAACATTTTTAAGTGCAATAAAAGAAATTGCTTCAGATCCAAAAGAGATCGCTAAAAAATTGCCCTGGCTTGGTGCTGGGATTGAAGCTCAAGAAGCTTTGGAGTTATTTGTTGCAATTAAAGAAGTAAAAAATGGCACAGCAGACAAAGATGATTATCGTTTACTTATTGAAGCACAAATGGAAATGGAAAGAGAAAAGTCAGTTGGTTCTTTAATTGTAGATATTTTTACTCAACTTCCTGGATATGCAATAGAGTTTTCAACTACTGCTGGTACAGCTACTGCTGGGAAAGAGTTTGTAAAGAAAACAGCCCGTGAAACATTGAACTGGATATTAACTAAGCAAGGTAAAAAGATTATAAAAGAAGGTGCGGAAAAGTTTGCACTTCGTGCAGTCCAGGGAGCAGTA